AGCGCACTGTCGTGGTTCATCCCCGGCATCCTGCGTACTGGCGGCACCGAGATCCGTGTTCCGAAGGCGCACGCGTACTTCGACGGGGTGTAAGCCATGACGACGCTCACCAATGTCAGCCGACAGTTGGTGGCCGTGACCGACGCCGGGGTGATGAAAGGCATCGCTCCCGGCGCCTCGGTCGACGTGGATGGTCGCCAAAACTGGAAGGATGACCTGTTCGTCAAGGCTGGATGGCTGAAGCTGTCCGAGCCTGAGCAGGCCAAGCCGGAAGACGCAACACCGCCGACGCGCCGCAAGCGCTGACGCACCGCCCCGCTTCGGTGGGGCACCTATTCCCAAGCCTCGCATTTGCGGGGCTTTTTGCATTCTGGAGCGCCGCATGGATATCACCGCTGACATCGTGACGGCCTTCCGTGGCTACTACAGCGAATTTGCCGACGTGACCGCCTGGCCTGACGCCGATGTGACCCGCGCACTCGAAGAAGCCGACGACGAGACGGGCGCCCGCTGGGGTGCCTACCAGCATCGATCGATCAAGCTGAGGGGAATGTTCGCCTTCGCAGCGCATCGCCTCGCCATGGGCAGCCTGCGACGCTCTGTGGTCGCGAATGGCGGGCTAGCCTCGACGCCCTACGCCGTATCGAGCAAGTCGGTTGCTGATGAGTCGGTTTCCTACGCGGTGCCAAGCCCGAGCGTGGCCGAGCAGATCGCAAACGGTGACTTGATGCTGACCATCTACGGCCTCGAGTTCCTGCGCCTGCGCAAGCGTGCCGGAGCCGGCGCGCTGATGGTGTAGCCGTGAAACTGCAAACGTCCGTATCGGGCGGCGACAGGCTGGGCACCAAGCTCCGGCAGATACGCGAGCGGCTTCAGAAGAACAGCGGCGTGCTCGTCGGGTTGCCGGCCGGGACAGGCAGCTACGAAGACGGCGCGCCCATTGCGGTGATTGCTGCGGTTCAAGAGTTCGGCTCGGCAGACGGGCGAATCCCTGAGCGATCGTTCTTGCGTATGCCGCTGCGG